TTCACGAAGCTTTCCTTTCTTAAAAAGATTTTTTACTGGAATATAATCAGAGATTGCTTTATTATCAGCAGTTCTACTGACATATTCGAAGTTTGGAACTTGTCTGAAGTAAGGTTTTGTCATTTTAGAACTCTATTTGATTTGGATCTTTATAATCTCTACTATAAACTGGTTCCAATTCTAGGAACTGTAAGTTCAATGTGTATGAAACCATTGTTGCATCTTCATCATTAAAAGTCATATATGTTCCAAGTGGAGTATAATCAACAGAACAATTAGTTAAAGCACATTCTTTAATCAGATTGATACTTTTATGTGTAGAAGTTCCTTTTTGATATTCTATTTTAAAAACATTTGGGGTTTTTAAAAACAAACCATTATCTTCAGCAATTGGGGCCATATTTTTTTTAAAATAATTTATTATTCTCTTCACTATTTTTGCTTCACTTGAACTTCTTGGTGATAATTTAAAGGTAAATGTAAATGGTCTTAATTGTGGACCTTGAAAGAGGAGTTCCAAGTTTGGATTGAGAACTTGCCCCAATAACCTTGATTGGAGATTATTTACTCCAATTGCTTGTCCTACTAAGTAAGCTCTTACTGCTTCTCCTTCCTTCTTTAAATCTTTAAGAGCATTTAAAAAATTATTTGCAACCGCACCTGTAATATCTGAAGGGTTACTTGCTTTCATTATACTAGAAGATATTGTAGCTGCCCTTGCTTCAATAGGATTCATTGTATCGGGTTCCCATCCCACAGAATTTTGGTCTGTAATTGATGATTGTATTGGCAAAAATACAGAACCACCCACTGGAGTGAATGTAGGTCTATTTAAAGCAAATCCTCCATCGAAAAGTCCAGGTAGTCTGCTATCTATACTTGCAGAGTAAGTCAATGCCTGAAACTTAATTCTATCTTGTCCAGAGGATCCTAAATCTTCCGGATATATTAAGGAACCACTGCCTGTTTGCGGTTCATTTCCTTCTCCTGGATTTGGATTTGCTGGAGTAGAACCACCAGGAGCTCCTGGTTGATTTGGATCAACTGATGTTGTATTTGGTGATTGAGTTCCTGTTGCTTGTTTATAAAAGTTTACATCACTATTCATTTCAGCAACAAGATCAACATTAGAAATTCCATTTAAAATATCTTGATCTCCTGCTGGTCCATTAGGAACTGTTCTTAAATTTCTGTTTCCTTGGTCATACTGAGCAATGTATACAGTATTTCCATAGATGAATTGTTCACCATATCTTGTTTTAATTTTATCTATCTGAGTTTGGTCAGCTTCATATGTAATTAAAGTTGATCCATTAGTTGCTTCAAAAGTTGCTAATCTTCTTCCTTTGTATGGAAATCTTCTTACCTCTGCCATCAGAAACCCTCCTCAATTCTAAGAGGACTAATCATCTCAATTTTTTGTAGAGTATGAGACATTATAGATGTTTTTTATTTATTTAGTTCTATATCTAATCAGTTTCATATAATTCAAGGATCTCAAATAATCTATTTCATTTCGTCTTATAATATGAAGTTGCCCAAGAACTTCTTGCCAAGTATAATTTCTCATGGTTCCCCAGTGAAAATTTAATCCAATAAATCCCCACTTTTTAATTTCAGAAACTGCAACAAGAGGATGTTGATCATAATAAACTTCTTCAGTCGGCATTCCGGAATATTGTTTACTACGATCTTTCACTGTTTTTGCTTTATAGACAAATGTATAATAGTTTCCTGGTGTGGGTATAATTTCAACATCTTTAAAAACTTCTAAAATATTGATCATGATTTCTTCAGGATCTGATACATTCGACAATTTTCTTTTAAGTAATTGAATTCTTGACTGCGATCCTGCTTTTTGATAATCTTTATCTTTTTGTATTATGTCTATTAATTGTTGTTTAGTTAACCTATCATAAACTCCGATTTTTCCAACACCAGACTCTGTTCTATAATATACTGAATATGTCCTGGCAATTTGAACTAATTCTGATTTTGTATATTGGGTTAATGATTTTTCGTATCCTGTTAGTGCCATTACTTCACCTTATTGATAAATTTACCACCTTGTTTAAAAATATAATATTTTGAAAGTCCAGTTTTTTTAATAGCATCAACTAAAGATGGGTATATTATGTTGTTGTGCATTATTGGTTTGGATGCATAAGATTGATTTTTCATAAATTCACTGTGTTTTTTATGTTTTTCTAAATCATTTCTGTTTCTTTCTGTCATTTTTTTTAAGTTTTCTGTATAATATGATATGTCTCTTGGATTGTTTTTTAATTTTTCTTTCCAAGTATTTGATATTTTTTGTTTTACTTCTTCAGAAACTATTTTTCCTTTTAACTTTATCTTATTCTTGGCACTTATTTTTGCTCTAACTTCCGGTCTTTTTGTTGGACTATTATCTCCATACATTTTAGGTGGATTGTTACCACCATCGGCAATATTCATTAATATGCCAGTTCCATCACATTTTTTACCAAACACAGCAATCATATAGATTTCGTGTTTAAATGCATCTTCTTCCGTTAGATTTTGCTTTAGTTTTATTATTTTACTTTTATCTTTTGGTGGATTGCAATTCTTACCCCTATGATCATATAATCTACGACCTTTACCCTTTCCAATATAATATGGAGAACCATCTTCCCCCAGATAAGCATATGTATAATAACAATTCATTTACAATTCATACCTTTATCGATATTTATAATCCAAATAGTTCTTGTTCAGTAATGATACGAAACTCAAGCATTCTATCTGCACACCACTCTTTTGCTGCTTTCCACTTTGCCTCATTCACAGCATAAGTTTTCACTTCGTTAATGAATGTTCTAGTTCTTTTTTTGCTTGTCTGAACTGGAGGCATTGTTTGTCGTTTTGGTTTGATTTCTATCACATACTTTTTAATATCATCAGATTGCTCACGAACTTTGATGATAAAGTCTGGGAAGTATCTTCTAACTCTACTTGTAGTTGGGTCAAAGTATGGAATAAAGAACTCTTCAGAACCCCACTCTAAAATGTTTTCATTTAAATCACACCAACGACAAAATCTGCGTTCCCAACTACTACGACAAATGATATTGTTGGGGTCTCCCTTATATTTCTTCGGGTACTCAGGTTTATAACGACTCTTTATGCTTTCTGCCATTATACATAATATATCGGTAGAAATATTTATAGATGTCAGTTATAACTGATCTTATAGGACCTCGATCAGGTGCCCCAACACAACCACTAAATGTTCAACCACATCAACCACCAGGAACTCCTCAAGCTCCTGGTGGAAATCAATCTGGGGATCGGCAAGTAGAGAATGGTAATGGTCAATCTTCTAGGGGCAATTCCTCTGGAGCTCCAAAACCTAGACCAGTTAAAATGTTTGAGGTTAAGGAGAAACTACTTCGTCCTGCATTAACATCTAATTTTCAATGTTGGTTTAATCCACCTCCAGCAGTTAGAGAAAAAGCCGGACAATATTATGGTAATGGAGAATTAATTTCTTTATTATGTTCCGAAGCATCTTTACCAGGTTCTTCATTGGCTACGAATGAAATCAATGATGATCATACTGGTGTTACTGAAAGATTTGCATATAGAAAACAGTATGATGATAGAGCAGATTTTACATTTTATGTCGATCACGCAAGGCAGAATGGGAGTTATAATTTAATCTTATTTTTTGAAGAATGGATGAGACATGTGGTAAATGAGACAGCAACAGCTGAGGATCCTAATTATTATTATCGAGTAAACTTTCCGGATGACTATAGATCTGAAGCAATTTACATAAACAAGTTTGAAAGAGATTTTGTCGGTGGATATTTGGAATATAAGTTCTTAAAAGCATATCCGATTAGTGTTGCATCTATGCCAGTTTCTTATGATTCTTCGGAACTTTTGAAATGTACAGTTTCTTTTACATATACGAGATATGTTTTAAGAAGGCAAGAGAATATACTAACAAATTCCGAAATTGAAAAGTTTACCAGTAATGCGTTTGATTCTGCGACGAAGGCTATTGGTGATGTTGCTTCTCAACTTGGATCTGATATTGCTCAGGAATTTATTAATAAATCCAGTGGAGCAATAACTAATACTCCTCCCAGACGTTCTCAAACAGTATCTCAGCAGCAAATAAGAAATAGAAGAGTGGGTCTTTAAATCTTCTCTAAATAATCACACTGAAACTTCTATAGGACATTATGCCTTTACCTAAGATTTCTACACCAACTTATGAACTTGAGTTGCCATCTACAAGTCAAAAAATTAAATATAGACCATTTCTTGTAAGAGAAGAAAAGCTTTTAGTTATTGCATTAGAATCAGAAGATACAAAACAGATCACAACTGCAATCAAAACAGTTATTAAAAATTGTATTGAAACAAAGGGAGTCAAAGTAGAATTGCTTCCTACATTTGATATTGAATACCTCTTCCTCAA